ATCTATTTGTTTTGGCCTGGATACGTAAACGTACCAGGATCCAAACTTTGGGTGTTCCAGACTTCGGCTTGACTAGCCGAGAGCCCGTCTCCGTTTAGGCATACGCCGAGCGGAGAAGCTCGTTCCAACGCTACTGAATGGCTTAGACTCTCGAACCAATAGAGTCCGAAGCCGTGCCCACAGGTTGATAAGACCCGTCGTAGGCGGTTTTACATCCTTATCTCTAAGGGTGAATTCCACCTTGGCCGGAAGGGATGAAATCCCCTCATCAGCCAGCATGACCTCTTTCCAAACTGATTCTAGACCAGTCCATTCAGGGAGGATCCCTGGATCCAGTACCCGTAAGACGTTATCGATTTTCTCGTGTCTCCGTCTTAAACCTAATTGGTACGGATAAGTAACCCACTCACTAAAGAATAAGTTGAACAGAGACTCCCCAGTCTCAAATCCAAAGAACTCCCTAGTTCCACTGCCGAAGAACGGTTTCATCTCGGTCTTTTTAGACCCTTGAGACTTCGCCGTCCTTGAGCCGGCACGGTCAGCGCACTCCCCTCCTTCTTCAACAACAGTCTTAGCGAAGGTTGCATCCGTCAGACGGAACGTGGTAACATCGTGCAGCAGGGTACTCACCCGGCGATTAGCTCTAAGGAGATACGACAGTATATCCTTCCAGAAGATTCCGGCTGTGAGCCAGGCCTTTCTTTGGTCTATAACTGCCTCAGTTCCGCCCGGTGCCACGGAGGTTAACCATGCCTCAATAGGCATTGGCCAAGCCCCGCCCGGACGGCAGAGATAGGCGAGCATCTTAGAGAGACGATTTCCGATACCCAACGCGACAGGGAGTCGCGCCAGATTCCGAAACCGGAAGCCCATGGAGATTGCTACGGAAGAATATCGGATCACTCCGAATTTCATATTCTTTGCGACCAGTTCCCCCAGGGAGCCCAAGTTGCATCTCGCAACAAGGAACTCGGCCAGAGAAATTGGTGAGCAATCCCGTCCCCG